TGAGCGAGGTGTTATCGAACTCAACGGGATGCCGGACTATAGAATGCAAATGCAGGATTTTTACAGTAAGAGGTTCAGAGATGTTTATCTCTTTGACAACTTCATGCAGCTTAAAACTGCAATCAATGACTTAGATTACTGTCGCTGGCTGACAAACCAACCCTGTTACATTAAGGATGATTACAATGAAGAGAACTGACCCCACATTTAAAGAGCACACTGTGAACGACCAGGAAAATCTGGACTTTCTCGATGAGATGTTTGAGATGCTTTTTGATCGTGACGATGTGAGTGAAAACTCAGACAAAGTGCCGGATTTGAGTAAGTTTCGGTAAAGTTCGGGAAACCGAACCGTTGGCCTCTTGACTTTTCAGGGGCACCGTGCTATATTACATTCAATAAACAACAAAGGAGAAAAACAAATGGTTGCGTTTGCAATGCAAGACAAGCTGGATTGGACCGTCAGCAAGCGCACGCTGTGCTTTATGACGAGCAACGGTGAGTTGCAGGCTTGGGATGAGAAAAAGGCTGTGGTTCGCGATGATAATGATGTTGCGCTCGGTGTAGTCTCACCTGGATATGAGCTGGTGCAAAATGAGGACCTGAAGCAGTTGGTTGCCCCGATGATTGGGGAGGGATTGCTCACGGTGAAGAATCAAGGGTACCTTAACAAGGGTGCAAAGGTGTTTATTCAGGCTGAAGTTGCACAGGATTTTCAAGTTGCGGGTGAGAGCTACAAGGGACTGATTACGTTGCTTAACGGTCATACTGGTAACGCATCTGTTGCCATTGGGACTACGGCAACGCGGGTTATTTGCTCAAACACGTTTGCTATGGCGTATAGCGACATCGGGACGAAATTCCGTCACTCGGAAGGTGTCACCGACCGTGTGTTGTCGTCGACTGTTGTTATCGACTATGTCAATGACGCAATGCGGAAGTATGCAGAGTATGTGGAGAAGTTGGATACCACGCCGTGCTCACCTGCACAGTTTAAGCAAGCTGTTGAGGCTATCTACGGTCAGCCTGCTGACAAGATGCGTGGCTCTTTTGTGGATCAGCTGAATAGCTTGTTTTACAATGGTAAGGGTAACTCTGGTAAGACTTTTTATGATGGCTTCAATGCCATCACGGAGTATGCCACGCATTATTCTCGGAAAAGTGCCGACGGCAGGTTTAACTACTCGAACTTTGGTAAGGGCGCTGACATTAACAGGCGTGCTCTGGCTGTGTTCGCCGAGATGGCCACGGTATAACAAAGTTCGGTAACCCGAACCTCGTGGGGGCTTGCGTTGCGGGCCCTTTCGTGCTATATTACACTCATACAAACAACGGAGAAAACCAAATGGTTACGCTGACTGTGAGCTACAGAGACACCCTCAAGCCTGCAACTGTTGCATACATTGACGAGCTGTGCGGTGATGGTGGTGAGTATGGTTTGCCCTGCGCACTTGAGTTTATTGATGAGTACGGTGAGGAGAACTTTGCAGAGTTTTATGAACTGTATGTGGAGCAAGGTGAGGAACTTGGATACGATGTTGTGGATGCCTGGGTGTCAGAAAATGACTTTGACAAGCTGAATCGGTTGGAAGATGCGTACGTTGGCGAGTTTGCCAACGGTGCAGAGCTTGCAATGCACATTGCCGACGAGGAGGGTGTCTACATTCCTGACTTCATTTCCGTTGACTGGGATGAAACCTACGATAACCTCCGCAGTGATTACACCGAGATCGATTACGACGGAAAGACTTTTTTCTTTCGGCGTTGGTTCTGAGTTAATAGGTATAAATACTTACGTTACGCAAAATGAAAGAATTCGCCACTCAAACTCTCGCACTGATTCTCACCTGCGCAGTGCTAATCATCGGTTTCCCAATCGTAATGAAATTGCTCTTTACGATCGGTCCGGTTGCACTGCTGGTGTTGGTTGTTGGAGTACTATTTGTGATGGCAACGAGGTGATTTCTGGAGGTTACCATGAGAGTTTCAAACTGGGAGCACAACTCGGGAAAGCGTAAGCAAACTCGGGGAATGTGTAAGGGTAAGCTGAGAGCGAGAAAGCAAAGTCTGCAGGCTCTGAAAAACAAATTGAAGGTTCGGGAAACCGTACCGCCTAACCCCTTGACTGTTGAGGGGTTTTCTGGTATATTGGTTCTATGACTGAAAACAACGCAATGAGTGACAAGTTTGTTTATTACATCGGGGATTTGTGTTTCGTGCTCACTGACACCGAGTGGGACACACTTTGTGCGCAGGTGCCCTCAAAGGGTGACATGCTTGACGACATTGAGAGCGAAGATGGCTATGACAATGAGTTTTTTCTTGATGTGGAAAGGCTCAGTGCGTATGCTGTGAGTTTGGACGGTGAGGACTACGAAGCGGCGCGGCCCTTTGTGTGTTTTAGTACGGCGTATGGTGATGGTCAGTATAACGATTTAGATGGCAATCCCTACGCTGTTGATAGCGGCACGATCGGAATGATTGATGTTAGGTATATCTCGGACAGTGCGAAGTTGGAGCGTGCTGTGCAGAATGGATTGGGGCACTTGGTTGAGGCTGACGCACCGATTGACCCGTCAGAGAGCTACTACGATGAGGGTGTGATTACGTTTGGGGCGATGAGTGTGGGGGTGGAGATTGATACTAATTGATTTATTTTGAGATAAAATCGTACTGGGGGGAGGGGGAGCCCCCCCCCCTCTTTACGTTTTTAAATTTACTGCTACCGAAAAAGTTTATATTAATGGTGTTATCTTTAGAGAAGTTTCGTGGTGAATCTTCTCTCTTTTCACCACAATGAAGTTTTTTAAGAATACGATGGCGGAACTCACGGCGATACACGAAACGCTGGAATGGTTGGAAGCTCAAGCACTGCAGCTTGGCGTTCCTTCGGACAATGTTACCATCACAAATTCTCGCCAGAAAGTAGATCGAATTGTGCGCGAGTGGCAGAGAGCAGAGCAAACCGCACGAGAGATCGGTTATAACTCATTGCCGATTGCGTTGAAAGCACTGAAGCAAATAAAGAGGACACAAATTGCAGGCTTGAGTAACTTACCGGAGGTGTTTCACACCGTTCCCAATATCTGGTTGTCTGGAAAGGTGGATACGAGAAAGAACCCTGGATTTAAGCCAATGTCGCTCTCAGCAGCTCTTAGGAAGCATAGAGTTGTGCAACCACTGTTAATCGAGGCTTGGCAACTTTCAGAAGGTGACGAGCAGATTCAAACGCAAATCGAGAGAGAGTATCTTACGGTTTCAGCAGACGACTTTGAGAAGGCTCTGTATCGTTATATTTACGACCTGGAGGAGGTTACTTTAGAGGAGGAGTTCTCAAACATGCTTCCTGCTACAGAGGAGGATGTTGCAGCCTCACTGAAACTGGCAACCGATCCAGACAGGATTTACGGAGTGCAGAAAAAGAGCAAAAACTAACAAAAATCTCCGCAAAAAGAGCGCCAAACCTTCACACCACCGTCCCCACGATTCGGCTTCGGGGCACACACCGCCCAGGGCATTATCCCCCGTGGGCATTATCAACAGGGTGCATTATTGAGAGGGGATTATTATACAGAGTGCCCCGAGCGCATTATCCCCAGCGCAAAAAGCACAGTTTCATTATACTCATTATAGCACCACCCACCAACTGTAACCCACCCAGAGAGTTCGGTTATCCGTACCTCCGCACCCCTTGCAAAACCTGCGGTTTTGTGCCATTATACACTCATACGACACAACACCGCAATGGCCCTCTCAACTAAAGCCCTCAATCTCCTCGCTGACAGTCTCGCCCCCAAAATCGCAGAGGAGCTTTATAGCTCCGAGGCATTTATAGAGTTTATGCATCGCCAGGTTCCTGCCATTATTGACAGCGAGATCGGAGAAATGGACGACGATCTAATGTTTGACCTTGCACTGATGTGCATGGAGCGCATTATCCTCAAGGCCATCTGATTATAACAAAAAAGTTTCAAACACTATTCTCATGATTATCAACAACCGCGAAACAGAGCGCTTCACCTCATTTACAGAGGCAGTGCAATGGGTTATGGCAAAGTGCGACTGTTCTAATCAAACCGCCACGCACATTGTGTGGGACAAGCAATTTACAATGGGCACAGATCGTGCGATCTGGATTACACTTTGAGAGGTTCGGTTACCCGTACCTGCAACCCCCTTGCAAAACCGCAGGTTTTGTGCCATACTATGACTATGGAAATTCAAACTTTATTCGGCGCCCTCGCCGTAACTTACTACCTCGCATTTGCAGACTGTGGCGTTATCTGTGAGGATGAGGAATTCACCAGCCTCGATAGAGCAAGGGACTGCGCTTTTGATATCTCTGCGGAGACGAATCGCAGGGTTAATGTCATTGAGTGCTTTGGTCAAAGTGAGCACTTGGTTGAGTCAATCCTGGCTTAGGTTATACTTTGCCCCGTGCGTAACGATTTGTTACAGCCTCTTGACTTCTCACCCGAACTGTGCCATACTTAAACCATGGACAAAACAAAAATGAACAACAATTTCGCAGACCTTCTTTCCTTTGCCGGTTATACTGAGGCACAAATCGACAGGTATTTCAAACTCGTCGCACGTAAGCGTAACTTTGGCCCTGGCTCTTTGAATGTTTCTGACCGCAGATTTCTGCTCAAAGCTGTTGCTGAGGCTCGCGCCGCAGAGGCTAAACTTGAGTCGCAAATTGCTGCTGCACAAAAAGCACGAGTGAGCGGCAAACAGCCCGTTGAGACTAAACTTCATTACCGTTGGATTGACGCTGAACGCGAGATTGCGTCGCAACTCATTGAGATCAAACCCGGAGAATTGAGCGCCTACGTTATCATTCGTGAGGAGCAACTTCGCGCACTTTCAAAGTATCAACCTGTCCTCGATCAAGTTGATACCTCAAAGCGTTCGATGTTTAACAAAAACGAATCTGAGTTGCTGACACTCGCGGCGCAGTTTGGTCGGATCGCCCAATTCGACAAAGTTTTGTTCACACAGCAACTCTCTGCCGCATTCAATGAGCAGTGGAATGATAGGTGGAGTACCGGACTTGGGGTAGATTGTGATACTCTTGGCGCCGTTATTCCTGACACTTTCGAACTCGAGTTTCGTGAGTTGGTAAGGTCGGAGGTCGAAACATTTACCAGCACGGTGTTTCCCTCCGTTGCTGTTTGAGATTGTAGATTATGCAAAGTTACGGGGTTAAATGTAATTGTAACAAATTGCAACAACCCCTTGACTTCCCGCCCGAACCGTGCCATACTTAAAGCATGAACAAAACACAGACCTTTTTCGTTGCACAGTTCCAGCCTCATTCTCAGGAGGTGGAGATCCTCTGGGAATGCACCAGTGAGCAACAAGCAGAGGACGCATGTGAGAGGTTAAACTCTAACCTTGCCCTTGCAGGGATTCCCGGCGAGTATTATGCATACGTTCTCTGACTGACCACACTTTCAACAAAAAGGTTTAAACATTTTTCTCTATGAATCAAACCATCATTCCTACACTGACCGGCGCCGAACTGCTCACCAAGGTTAACGCAATGCGTGAGGCTAATGCGACCAACAGTGAGATTGCGCACGCTTGTGGTTATACTCGGGACAATGGCAATCCTGCCTTCACTGACTTTTACACTGCGCTAATCGCTGCCAAGTTTCCTGATGGCATCCCTGTTGAGGATGACGCTGAAGCCGACGCAAAGGTCATTGAGCTCGCAGAGAGTTACCCAATGGGTGCCATTGAGGCCTTCTGTGATTACTGGAGCACCGACGATTTGGAGAGCTTTGAAGAGGCTTACAACGGGGAATGGGAGAGCGGAGCAGAGTTCGCCAAGGATCTTGTGGAAGGTTGCTATAACTGTGACGCCCTCAATCTGCCTTACTGGGTTACAGTGAGGATTGATTGGGAGGACACTTGGGATAACCTACGTGACGACTACATTGAGCTTAACGGTTACATTTTCTCTTTGAATTGGTAGGTTGAGGTTGCGGTAGTACAGGTGTACTAGCCGCCCGGGTCGGTAGTACAAGCGTACTGTGACAGTCGGCAAACTGGCACAAGACCCCTTGCAAAGGGCGGGCAAACGTGCCATACTATGTTCAACAAGCAAAGAAAAGCAATGCGCAAGATTGAAGAGCAAATGAACGACGCCATCACTGCCAGCAAGGATTGGCAGGGTGACAATACCACGGTAACTAACACCGAAGGTGTTTCCACGGTGTTGCTTCACGGTAACAAGATTGCAGAGGTTGGTGATACTTGGCTGCGCCTTTTTGATGGAGGTCATCGCAGTGCCACTACTAAGTCTCGCCTGAACGCTATTCTGCGTGTGCATGGTTGTAACTTTGACGGTGTCTTTCAGAAGAAAGGTGAATGGTTCTTTCATGACTCTGCAAGGTCCATTGACCTGCCCTTTGAGAGTGGTATGGTTGTGGGTTAGGCTCTGAACTTTCGCAAAAACATTTCAAACATTTTTCTCAAAAACACAATGGCAATCTGGCATCAAGCTTCTTCTCTCGCAACACGTGAAACCATCTGGGTGTCTACGAATGTTGTAAAGCAACGGCCTCAACTAAACTCCCATCGTAGCGAGTGTTATGCACGGGAGGGTATTGATGGGTTCAGTGCGTTAGAAATTGCAGGTCTGCACACTGACTACGTAGGTAATGACTGGCAGTCAAAGTATGTAGGATTCATGGCGAGGTGAGAGTAGTACGCCGGTACTACCGGCCCGGGCCGCCCTGTGCCAATCCAGAAACTGTCACAACCCCCCTTGCGCTTGGCCCTGAACCGTGCCATACTATGTTCAACAAGGAAAGGAAAGCAATGCAAGTCTATTCGGTGATGGGTGGTTGGGACTACGAGGGTTTTGACGGTGAGTCCCTGCGACTGTTTGACTTCAAGTCTGCTGCTGAGGCTTACGCCGAAGGTCTCAAAGATGAGAACTACGACTATGTCACGGTCAAGGTGATGGATGTCTGCATGCAGTCGGCAATCCTGCCCTGAGTAACACAAAAAACTTTCAAACATTTTTCGCTAACTATGAAACAACTTCACACTGAAAACGAACTGAGCTCCGAGGTCATTGCGATGCTCGCTGACTTTGACACGCCAAACTTTGACGCAGACGGTGACAACTTGATTGATGACAGCTGGCTCGACAGCTTTGTCGAGGATCGCTTTGGCGGAGACTTTGAATGAACTACACTTCCCCCAACGGTAACATTTACGAGGTCACAACCGAGGTCCTCACTCGCACTGACTATGGCACCTTTGGTGATCCTGACAGTGTGTTTCAAACGGAACACACGCAGTATTCGATATACTTTGAAGGTCAAATGGTTCAGTTCTGTTTCAGCGAAGGTGAGGTCCCTGCTGCTGTTGCAAGGTTTGAGAGTCCTGTTGCTGGCATAGGTTCGCGCTGGGACTGAATAGTACGGGTGTACTATTGGCCCGGGCCATAGGCCAGTTGGCAAAGTGGCACAGTGCCCCTTGCGGTTGCTCCGCAACCGTGCCATACTACGTACATGAACAACGAAACCCCCATGACCAAGCGCACCGTTGCTCTCCTGGCTGCTGCCGCTGTTGTTGTGGTCGGTGCCCTGGCCCAGAACCAGGTCACTCAGCGTGATAGGGAGGCTGCCCTTGACGCCTACAAAACGCAGCAGGCCATGGCTCAGCTGGATAAGACCCTGGCAGCGGCGGAGGTTGCCCCTGAACCCGAACCCGCTCCCTCCTTCCGCGATGGTCTCAGCTACACAGACAAACTTGTGTATGATGCCGCTCAGCGTCAGGTTGAGAAGTGCGATCAGGACTGGCTGCCCTCCACTTGCGCCAAGATGCGTGCGGACTTCAAAGCCCAGATGGGTTGGGAGTTCTGAGGCCAAGTAGTACGCCGGTACTACCGGCCCGGGGCCATGGGCCAGTTGGTAAAGTGGCACAACCCCGCTTGCAAAAGGCTTGGCAACGTGCCATACTATGGGCATACCAAAGGAAAAAACCATGTACGCACTCAACACCTCCTACTCCGACGCTGCCTGCGAGGTCACCCTCAACCCCTTCGCTGGCACCGCCAAGGTGTGGTTCTGGCAGGGAGGTCCCTACACCTACAAGCGTGTCTCCCGTCGTGCCATTGCCAAGGCTATCGTCACCGACGTGGTGACCGGAGGTCTGCCCTCGGTGGGCCAGTGGCTGCACGCCAACTGCATCAACCGCTGAGGTCTCGGGTAGTACTTCTGTACTACCGACCCGGGCCCTGTGTTACGGTTTGTAACAACCCCTTGACAACGGGGGCCAGGTGTGCCATACTAACAGTATGGAAAACCAAATCAGCCTCACCTACGCCGTCCAACCCGCTGGCTGGACTGCCCTTGACCCGCAGAAGGCTCTGTGGGCCCTTGACGTTGAAGACGCACGTCGCTGTGCCCACCTGCTAGGTCAGCACTGCCTCCTGTGGGTTGCCCCTGTCGTGGGCGCACCTTACGCCCTCTGCCACCTGTAGGTTGCCGAGGTCAGAGTAGTACATGGGTACTACCGACCCGGCCCGTGTAACGAAGTGTGACAAGGCCTTGACCCACCCCTGGCAGGTGTGCCATACTATGAGCATACCAAAGGAAAGACATGGAATTCGAAACCCTCGACCAAGACATCATGAGCCTGCTCGCAGGTCTGGAGGCTGACCTCGGCTGCGACCTGGACGTGCTAGACTTCAACCCTGACGAGGACCTTGACGAGGTGGCCTGAGGCCTGCTACACTAAAACCACAGCAAACGAAACCATGGTCACAACCGCCCTTTCCCGCCTCTCCGACGAAACCCTGGAATCCCTGTGGGACCGCTATCAGGTGACCGCTCAGTACGACCTGCAGGAGGATGTGCTCAAAGTGCTGCTCACCCGCGAGGACTTTCACCCGCAGTCCTACGACCTGCTGTGGGAGCTGCAGGACGCTGGCTGGAACGGAGGCTGCACCCAGGAAGACCGCGACGCTCGCTGAGGTCACACTGGTACGGGCGTACTACCGCCCCGGGCGCCCCTGTGCCAATCCGCAAACTGGCACACACCCGCTTGCGATCTGCCCCCGCCTGTGCCATACTACCAGTATGAACAAAGCAATCCTCACTGCCCTCAGCGGCCTGGCCCTGTCCCTCCCCGCTCTGGCAGCACCGATCCCTCCCCTCCCTCCCGTTGACAACGGGCTAACTACAACTGTCCCACACTTCGGCGTCTCCCGCATCGAGACTGTCTCCATGTGCCTGACTGACGCGGGCGTACAGCGCTACCAAGATCTGATCACTGACATGCACTGGGAATCCTTCACTGACTGCATGACCAGCAATACTTGATCGAAAACATATAAATATATTCTCTCATACATCACACACACATGGCATCCTACTACGAACCCATAATCGCACATCTCAATGTGCCCGAAAACAGAATCAAATACTGCTATCAATTCATGCACAGTTTTGAACACACTGACCGTGCCATGTACGGGCTCGCACTACAACGAGCGTGCGACTGGATCGCTGTTGCTGCCGATGAAGAATCGCACTACTAACTAACACAAACCCGTGTCGTAGTACAAACGTACTACCGACCCGGGCTGCCACGAACTTTGTGTCCCTCGTGGGAATGGGTCCCTTCAGGAGACCCTCGTGAATTTAGGCCCGGGTTCGCCTGTGGCGGGACATACGGGTAGGAATGCAGGTGAGAATCCCCCCGCCCATCACACATCCACAACCAATCCTTCACCTTCCCTTAACCTGTTATTCCGGGTCCCCTCTAAATGGGTCCCCTCTGGGGGCAACCCCAAATTCCCAGGCAACCCTCCTTCAACAATCGCGCACACATCAATAATTTCCGGCGCAATTCGCAGCATCCTCCGGTAGGTGCGACCTGGGTACATGCATGCAAGCTCCATGGCATCCCTTTCAGTACCGCAATGACAAATTAGGGTCCCATCTCCCCTGAGCACTTCCCAAATTTCCATTTCGCCCTTTGCATTCATCAAAAGTATTATAATATATTCTCGCGCATGTAGCATGCGGGTTACCGCACCTTTACTTTTCACCACCCGCACCTACACTATGCCCATAACCCCGAGCCGCAATGAGTAAGCACAGTGCCACCGTAGATGAGTTCTATGCGACTTCGTTCGAGACAGCTCAGTGGCTCCTCGATGAGCTTCGCTCTCGATACATCCTCACCGACCGCACCGCATTGGAACCCTGCGTTGGGGGGTGGGTATTTCCGGATGCATCCCCAGAGTTGCAATGGGTAACCAACGACTTGAATCTCTGGACAGAGCGCGAACCGAACTATCACTGTGACTTTCTCTCAACCGAATTTGCCTGTACCGACTTCGTAATTACAAATCCTCCGTTCGGCCCCAACAACAAACTCGCATTCGCATTTCTGGAAAAGGCTGCGACCCTGGCAGAAGTGGTTGCAATGATTGTCCCCTCCAGCATGGGTATGCTTACTCCCAGGCTCCACAAAATCCTCCCCCCCGACTTCAAACTGGTACTCTCGGAGCGTTGCCCCAATCAATTCTTTGAGCTACCTGACGGCACGCGCCGCCCCGTACGTACTCATGGCATTATCTGGGAAAGGGTGCCTGGGTACAAACGGAAACCTCCCGCTAAGCCCATTCTCGACTCACGCACAGACATCCTCGAATTCACCGAGGACGGGGACTTTGCAATTAGGGTATATGGCGATGGCATCGGAGACCTCAAACCAACCGATGAAACCGTCGGCGGCACCTGGGCCAGAATGAAGTTCAAACGCAACAAGCAGTGCATCGGTCTCAAACTATTAATGAGCTATCCGTGGCGTTGGCACTACGGATCCTCTGGCAAAGGTCGCGCCCCCTGGGATGGGTCCCCCGGCGTCGTCCCCGCCATTTCCACTGCCAAATTGCTTCATTTCGTCAATACAATGGCAGTGTTAGAAGGCCGAATGGACCCAATACCTGGCATCCACTACGACGCTTTTCTCAACGAATACATCGAAAACCAATCAACCGGTTTAACCATCCCCACCAACAACCAATGAAGTTCCAATTCACCGAAGACTGGTTCTCACCCAACATTCCCGTCTGGGAACTTGCCGTTCGCGAGCTTGCTGAATGCGACGCCATCCTCGAAGTTGGCTCCTATGAAGGTAGGAGCACAGTGTGGATGCTCGAAAACGCCCTCAGCCCCTCCGGGACGCTAACAGCCATCGACACATGGGAAGGCGGTGAAGAACATCGTGCGGTTGGTACCGATATGGGCTCCGTAGAGGATCGCTTTGATCACAACGTTTTTGTTGCCAAGACACAGTTACCGAATCAAACCGTTATCAAGTTAAAAGGCACCTCATTTGAGCATCTTCGCCAGTTGCCACTGGAAACATTCGATTTAGCCTACATCGATGGCAGTCACATTGCGCGCGACGTTTTATCCGACGCCTGCCTCACCTGGCCCCTGCTAAAACAGGGCGCCTTCCTAATCTTCGACGACTACCTTTGGGGAGACCCTCGGGATGCCCTCCACCGACCGAAGATCGCAATTGACTCCTTCATAAATATCTACGCAGAGGAACTCTCACTGTTCCACATCGGGAATCAACTTACCCTGAGGAAAACCAAATGAGTGACATTACAACTGACCTAACATCCCAAGTTAAAACCGACTACCTCGCCTATTCGATGGCAGTGCTCATCGGAAGGGCCATTCCTTCCCTCACTGACGGTCTCAAGCCGGCCCAACGCCGTGTGCTCACTGCAATGAAATGGCTAGGTTTGAAACCAGACGGCAAATACATGAAGTCCGCCCGCGTTGAGGGCGAAACCATGGGTAAGCTTCACCCACACTCTGGCTCTTACGGAGTCATGGTCACCTTGGCATCCCCATGGAGCAACAACGTCCCACTCATCGATGGTCACGGTAACTGGGGAAGCTCCGTTGATGGTGCCGCTGCATCCCGCTACACCGAATGCAAACTATCCCCATTCTCCTGGGAGTGTTTGCTTGACGATGCTGACACCTGGGTAACCACGGACAATTACGATGGGTCCCTTCAAGAGCCCATTGAACTAAACGCAAAGATTCCCACCGTTCTTCTGAACGGACAAGACGGCATCGGGGTTGGATTCGCAACCAAAATCCCTCCCCACTCCCTCCGTGACATTTGTGATGCAATCACAAAAGGTACCCCACTCACACCCTCTTTCCCCACGCAATGCCATGTTGTTCGAGACGAAGGACTTGATAGTTATGTTCGCACCGGGATTGGCAGTTTGCGCCTTCGCGCTAAGTGCGAGGTTGCTATTGAGGAGAAAAACGGTAGAAAGAAGGAAAAGACAACGGTAACATTTACAAACCTGCCCCACGGTACAAACCCAGAAAAAGTCGGAGAACAAATTGCCTCTGCTCTAGAAAAAGGAACACTCAATGGCATCACCGCAGTCATCGATGAGTCTGATCTGTCCGGAGACCGTATCAGTGTTACTGCAAAATCTGGGACCGACATCGCACTACTCACTCGCCAACTCTACCACTACACTGACCTGGACACTAAGTATTCGGCGCGGCTATTGGTTGTGGACGGGACGAAACCTGTCGAACTCTCTCCAAGTGAACTTCTTGCGCGTTGGTGTAACTGGAGAATGGATCGGCTGGGTACGAAATTTCGGCACGAACTAGATGCCTCCGAAACCCGTCTAGAAATTGTGCGCGGTTACCTGAAGGCAATCGACAAGATTGATACCGTCATCGCAATTATTCGCAAGGCTGCCTCCCCAAAAGAAGCTCTGATCGAACTCGTTAGCAATAAGGCACTCAAATTCACGGGAGACCAAGCCCGAGCAATCCTCGAAATGCGCCTCCGTGCCCTAACTAACCTAGACTCTGAAGAACTCCGTACAGAGGAAAGGTCCCTTTGTGTCCGGATCGAAGAACTTGATGAGCTCGTTAAAAACGAAAAGACTCGAAAAGCATATATGCTCAAAGAAATCAAGGCAATTGGCGTTCGGCATGGTGATGCCAACCGCTCCGAACTAATTGATCCTCCGGAGGGACTCACCGTGGAGAAAGGGTCCCAAAACCGCACAGCACCCGTATCCAGACCGAAATTCATCAAGATCGACACCAAACGAGGCGTAGCAGAGCAAGTCAAGGGACCCCGGGGGGCAATCGTAATGGAAAAAACAGATAAACTCGTCACAGTAACCCAAGATGGCACGATCAAAAAACTTCCCGCTAACTACAAAGGCCCTCTTAGCACTGGATTCAGCCCAGTTGTTTTGGCGAAAAAAGAATCCGATGTCACTTCTCGGAAATACCTCGTGGTGTTCACGCTGGAGGAAGCACTTAAAGCTATGGTTGTCAGTGGTGAGGATCTCACCAAGGTAACCTCGAAGGGGAAATCCCTTCTCCCCGAAGGAGCCACCCTGATTCACTTTGGTGAAGGCGCCTATGATGTTCCCTGGGTGTCTGCCCGGAAGAAACCCTTGAAACTCGACCTTAGCACCAAGGCAGGCCGACCCGGAGCAAAGGGTATAAAGGTGGCCGCACTTACTGAAATTCAGCTGTAAAACCATGGCAACATTCACCATCCACACTCCCAAAGATCTAATTTGGGACCCGCAACCCGACATCACCACTTACGAACTCGCCCTGTGCATTCCTTTATTCTCCACCGTCGGCCACCAGCATCATTTCTACACTCAACTCCCCCCGGAAGCTCAACGCCACTGGAAAATGCAAGGGTAAAACCCCTTGAGCCCCCTTTACCTGGGACTCAAAGTCACTATACTGCATCGCTGGAGTAATACTTGTGACTGAGATTTTTTATCCTGTCGAGCGCTTGTTTGCAAACCCCCGCATCTTTTTTGCCATTGCAAACGCCTTAGACGGGCCAGATGGCGAGACCCTGAAGCAAGCCTTTTACGAACTGATGGAACATGGGTTCTCAGAGTTTGAAGACCCAGAAGACATCGAATTCTTGGCGGATGAGGTTTGCTTCTCGATCAATCCAGAAGACGGTGAAGTTCAAATTACCCTAAATACCGGCCTTGCCTCAATTCTAAAACCAATTGAAGGCGAACTCAAAGCCCAGATCACCAACGATCACGAGATGGCGGCAGCCAGCGCCATTTACGACCGCATCGTCAAGTCTATAGTAGAAGCAAACCCTGACTTCGACGGTGACATCGCCCTTTGCTCCCCCCCTACCCCTGGCAACAGCTACCTCCGCTCAGACGATGGCGAACGCTTTGAAGGTGCTTTCCATCTTCTGAGTGACCCCGAAAGGCAATTCGCCTTCAGCGTCCATATCGTCGATGTCCAACGAGATATCCTCCACGCAACCTACAAACCTATCTGAGAAATGCTTGACAACCTACTCACAGCAACCAGCACCACACGCACCTCTCTCACTAATCTAAAAAAGAAACTGTCAAAACTCCGCATTCAGGTGGAGGAGTTCGGAGCAGATCTAGAAAAGATCGACACAAAGTTTGAAAATGTTTTGTCGCAAGCAGAGATATACAAAGCAAAACTCGAACGGGAAATGGGTCGGGAAGTGCGCCGCCTTGAGAAAGAGCTAGCATTGCTCCGTGCAGGGACCTCCAAGCTTACTGCAATGGGCCCCATCACAGAGACCGATCTAAAAGTTGCCACAACCGTAGGCATCTTCGACACCATGCTCCGACACATGTGCGAGGGGGCAGAGGATTTCCGCCTTGCCTCAGAAGCATTCCTCTTCCCTGTTATCTATGAGAGGGTAATGGAAGGCACTGAAGAAGCCTATTACATGGAGGAAATCCCCGTCGTTGCCCCCCTCATCATACAACGTGGTAAGGAGTACATCGAATGGACTCGCACTAAATATGATACTCACATCACCGACCCTGACACTTGGACTGAGGCAGTGGAGTACATTACGGAATGGTGGCGAAATGACGCTCTACCCATGATCTATGGGGCCCGCGATGAACAGTGGGATATTGACATGCCGCTTTCCCTCCCAGAGATACTACTTTGGCGAGAATCCCCCGGGGACCGACCTTTAAATTTTCCTAAAATTTTTGACGCTTACGAAATCTATCGCAAACACAAGGATGAAATTTATGAAACCTCAGGACTCCGGGACTTTGAGCTCAAACTCTTTACTTTCGAAGCTGAAGAAGCCTCACAGTCACGCTTTAAATCCCGTTGATCACCTCATCGCCAAGGTTGGAATTGGCATGGTGGATACCATCGAGAGATACTACAGAAAGTATTGTGAGAAACCCGACGAAGCTAATGCCCGTGCTTACTGCCTTTGGCGCCTCAGGTTGCATCGACGCCTCAAAAACGACAAAGTACTACTTGACTCTATTAACGAGGCAAGGAATTTGGGTCTTGACGATGATCGACCAGGGAAAACTTGCTGGGACTGTGAGTTTAGTTAAAGGGTAAAAACACTATATTTCAAAGTCGCGCAATGATCCCCCGGACAGTGCAAATGGCAAAGGCGGTTGAGGCCACCTTTACAACTCCCCAAGTGGAAGACTACGGGAACGTGATCCTTAACGGATATCTCTCCGTTGTTCCCAACACAATTAACAAAAAAGCTTGGCAGTATAAGGAAACCGCAACCGCTCCTGTAAATCTCCCTTCTCTAACTGAGGTTCAACCTGCCCTTAAGGGGTGGACCACCAACTACATGGAGTATTACACTCAAATTCCTCCGAACGGTTACGGGGTTAATCCGGGTGATCCCACCATGTTTGAGTATAGTGTCCACTCCTTCACAATTCCTGCTGGACCCATTGCCACAATCGGGGGATTGAAAGGCGGTTCCGCCTACACTGCTGGATCTTACACCAATCTACCAACCATAGGTGGTGCAGGAACCGGTGCAACTCTCGACATTGTTGTGGGTCCCGGTGGTTTTGTGTCCTCGGTCACCTTGAACAGTGCCGGGTCCGGATACAATGCTGGCGACACTCTCTTCTGCCCTACTATTCCCTCGGGCGGTTCCGGAGACGGCTTCCAGGTGTCCGTGTTTACAATTACAGTAGTTACGCCTTTGGGGAACCCGAAGTGGGCTCAACCTCCTCGGCGCTTCAACCAGCTGACTGTCGGCACCTTCACTCCTCCAACTCGCCAGTCCAACGCTATCCAATACTCGTATATGTACCCGGTCGCTGACAACCTCAACGCACCTCCGATCGACGTACTCTAAGTTTACGGCAGGGCAAACCACCTATACTACAAACATGAAAAACTCAACGTCCATGCGAAAAACGCCACTCGGATACCCAGTCCTTTCGAGCGATTTGCACGAGAGGATTTTTGGTAAGGAAAAGCCAAAAGAAATGACCCGACTCTCTAAGCAAAAGGCTGAAAATCTTCTTCGAGAGTTCAACATTGCCACTCCCGTTGATTACCCCGATCATCTCTATGACGGTCCCCTACCCCTCCCCGATCTAAAAGGTGAGAACCTAGGGGAACACTTTGAGCAGATTGCAAGAAAGCAAATCGGAGAGTATAAAGAGCTTGCCGATGACTTCGCAGAAGCCCCCCTCCCAGAACTCCCACCAAGGGAAGAACTTGTCTTCAAACCAGGTTGGGTGCGATACACAAAAGTACGCAACAAGTGGAAAACGGAATCCGTTCCGTATCCTCTGGAAAAGGCATTTACGTTTGACACTGAGACTTTTGTGCATGGCGGTGCGTTTCCGATTATTGGCACTGCGTTATCTGCCAAGGCGGCTTACATTTGGCTGGCTTCTGAGCTTATTGATCCGTCTTTGCCGGAAGATAGCTGGGACCAACACTCGCTGATTCCGATTGGTGAGAATCGCTTTGTAGTTGGCCATAACATTAGCTATGATCGCGTCCGTGCACGCGAAGGTTACTCTCTAGATCGTACCAAACCCGAAAATTTCTATTTCGACACGCTCTCGGCGCATATTGGTGTGTCTGGTTTGGCTGCTGGACAACGCTGGCTGTATGTGCTTGCTGGTAAAGACCCAGAGGATCTAACCCCTGAAGAAAAACTCAAGTTGCGATATGCTCCCAAGTGGCTAGAAGAAGGTTCCACTAATTCACTCGTAGCAACTTATAATTTTCATGTTTATGAAGTAAGAAAGTTTTTTGGAGATGATGCTCAACCATTGGGGGCCGGGGATAAAGCTGTTCGCGACATATTTGTAAAAGCAACCCATCTGGGTCAAATTCGTCAAATGCTGACGGATGCCGTTGATTACGCCATCAAAGACGCTTTCTATACTGCAGAACTGTTTCAGGCCCTTTGGCCCAAGTATATGGATGCTACTCCCAGCCCAGTTGCTTTGTGTGGGCACTACCACCTGAATGGGTCGATCGTTCCACTGGTTCCGCAATGGGAGGAGTGGATTCAGAACGTAGAGCGAGTTTTCGAAGAGCATAATCAAGAAATGACAAAGCTCTGCCAAGATCTGGTATGGGCCAACTACGACGAGTGGCGTGGTCTTTATTTTGCTGAGCCAGGAATGGCCGAATCTTGGATTGCCAAAGATCCTTGGCTATCTCAACTTGACTGGGAAGTGAAGACCGAAAAGGGAAAGTATGCCCATGTTCCGAACTGGGTGCGCCCTTTCATTAAAGATCCGAAAACACACATTGGCGTAAAGTCTAACCTATCTCACTTGCTTCTCAAGTTGCAATGGGAAGGGTCGCCGATGATTCTTACGAAGGATATGGGATGGTGTTTCCACGGCGAAGGCGGAGTTCTGACCAAAATCCCTCACCCCAAAGGTAACGGGGATAACGTGGGTGGTGTTCTCTCAAAAGACTTTGTCGATGACATGAAGGTCGGACGACTAAACTCGGATCTTCCAGAAGCAAAGCGTGCTCTGGAAATTGCGAATGCGGTATCCTACTGGACTTCGGTACGTAAGCGGGTCATGGACCGAATCTTTCTGCCCGCCGCTAATCCTCACGGCACTGATGCTTTGGTTACCTTGCCGGAAATCCTGTGCCACGGCACCGTGACTCGCCGCACCGTGGAATCCCTCATGGTTACCATGTGTTCCACCAAGAACTGGCGCATTGGCACAGAGTTGAAAGCCAGGGTCCAAGCTCCCGACGGTTGGAAGATTGTCGGCGCTGACTTTGATGGTCAAGAAATGCAGATTGCTGCGATTTACTCGGATAAATGGGAAGGCGGACACGTTGGGTGTTCTCCGTTCGGCTACAATGTGTTATCGGGGAGTAAAGAGGCAGGCACGGACCCGCATTCCGCGCTCGCGAAGCTCGCGGGCGTAGACCGTGACACTGCCAAGATTGCCGGCTTCGCTGTGCTTTACGGCGCCGGTGTTCGTGCGGTTCAAACTTACATTCGTCGGAAATACCCGGACAAATCACCAACGGAAGTCAAAAACTTTGCCTACCGCATTCTTGAAGGTAAAAAAGGCAAACAACGCAACGGACTGTATGAGGGTGGTTCTGATAGTGGTTGTTTCAACTTTATGGAGGAAATCGCAATGAGGTCTCGGGTGCCAACGCTCCCGTGCCTCGGAACTAAGATCTCAACCGCAATGCGACCCGCCGCTGTCGGTGATGACTTCAAGACGGGCCGTGTCAACTGGACCATTCAGTCGTCTGGTGCTGAGATTCTCTCGATCATGCTCACTGCTGTGCATTGGTTGACGGGGGAATACAGAATCCCTGCTCGTTTCGTGCTTAGCATCCACGACGAGATCTGGTTCATGACTCCCGAACGATATGCAGAGCAATTTGCAGTACTCTTCCAGATTGCTCACATGTACACCTGGTCCCTCTTTCACTCGGCAGTAGGGATTCCCGATCTCCCCTTATCCCGCGCCTACTTCTCAAGCGTGGCCATCGACGATCGGCTTCGCAAATCCCCCAGGGAGAGCACGGTAACCCTTTCAAATCCCGGGGGCATCAACGAACCGCAAGGTGTTGAATACTCAATGATGGAACTCTCGGAAATCGGAGCCATCGACAAACTTAAAAAACGCTACGACGCAATTCAAAAAGGAGTCATCTAGTGAAAAAACAGAAAAAGTCCCGTGTTGAAAACGTTGGTGTCATGCTTTTTCAAGGAGTGATTGACACCTACTACCTTACTATCCCTTATGACAAAAAGAATCGCGTGATCCCTTCCTCGGTGGAATGCGCATATAACTCCCGCTACTTTTCTCCTCAACAAACTATTAACATGCTTCGAGCACTATAATGGCGTTGCCTCTTCCAATTGATCCAGACTTTCGCAAGATGTGTGTCGAGTTTTGGCTTGATGATGTCGATGATCGTCTAGATCTGGGGCGTATGAACGACGCTGAACTCAGTTGGAAAGAAGCCAATACCATCTACCTTTCCCTTCCTGCGGGGTTCGGTGACATGGCGCTCGAAGACAGAATCTACGAACAGCGGGTAAAAATTGACAAACGCATTAACGCAACCAATGAGAACAATTTCTGACGACTCGGTACAAGCTACGCCGGCAACCAAAAAGAAACCAATGCCAAAACTAGAGACATTCACTACCACCCTGAGCGATGGTCGCGAAATCACCATTCGAGAAATGACTGGCCGTGACTTGATTTTTCTTGAGAAAGACACCAAGTCCGGTGATGTGGAAAAAGGGATGAAGGTGATCGAACGACTCATTGTAGGAGATGAGAAAATCACTTATGACGAGATTCTTGACCTCGGCGTAAAAGACTTTCGAAAACTCAGTGACCTGGTAGCTAAAGCCAACGGCACGGACGAAGAAGACCCAAACTAACTGTTGAGGACCAGGAGGACTTTACTTATTTTCTTCATTTTCCGAATGGTCCTACACTTCACTTTCGTGAGGTGACTCCAAAAGACTTTTACTTGGCTCAAGTTTTGCGACAGTCAGAACGTAGTCAGCTCGAGTTAGTCTCCCGCCTTCTACTCAACCCTGAAGTGTTAGATGCGATGACATCGACACAGTTTAGACAGAGCATGAAGTGGGTTGGTGAAACCCTGTTAGATCAAACAATCCTCACCGTGGAAAACTGGTTAGAGGTTGCTTATCACCTCTGCAAACAACGTTGGGATTCCTCAATCGACTGGCTTGAAACTCAACCAATGAGTAAGATTCAAACCATGATTGAAATCGTCAAGAAGCATGCGGAAGATCAAGAAAAAGAAATGAAGAAAAACGCTCGGAAAAAGAGATGATTCGTTTCAAAGTTACCGGCAACGGTCTCACACCCATGAACCTTAACTGGTGGCGTCCCACCAAGGAAGAGTGGGTGCCTGTTCTTCTTGACGATCACCCCCAGTTCTGGAAACAGCAGGTTGATCCTACTTACAAACGTCCTTGGGCGCGGCTAACGCCAAAATACGCCAATTGGAAAGATCAGCGTTATCCAGGCCAACCGATCCTCAGGGCAACGGGGCTTATGCAGGATCTTGCTCATATCACAGTCCGGGGAAATGTGTTTTCTGTGAAAAGCACTGACTACGGCAAGTACCAACAGTTTGGTACCTCTAAGATGCCTGCCAGACCCTGGATGGGCGTCCCTGACATCTCCCTCAAGCAAATCGTCCCGATTTCTTGGCGCAACATACTCTCTCGCAAACGTTAATCATGTCTCGTCGCACCACTCGCACTGAAAAACCCGCACCTGCGGCCTCTGATCTAAAGGTGACTCCAGAGGAAAGCCGGATCATCAACGAAGAACCCTCGGCACCCGTAAATCTCGAAGTTGAGACTCCTTCGGAAGAACCCGTAGCCGCCCCCGAGGCGACTCCTGCTGAAGTCATTCAGACGGATGTTCGCGAAAAACTTTCGAAAAAGTCTGTTGAAGAAAACGTGTTTGTCCCTACAAATCCCGTAGCTCTTGAAAAAGCAGCCGCCCAAGTTGCACAAGAAAGCGGTTTTGAACTCACCCGTGGCACTTCGATCGGTGCTCGTCTCATCGCTAGATCTCAGAAAAGGGTATAATGACCGTATCGTTCCCATTCCAACCGCAATTTACCTGGAGAAAACTCGGGTATTTGGCCTACACTAGCTCTACGGATTATCGAGAGGTTCTAGAACAGAACCCACAGTGGTCGGTTTGGGAACTGCCCCCCGAGGGTTCTCAACTTCGACTTTCCCAAATCGGAAATTCTTCGGGCACCCCCGGAACTCTCTCTCAAGGGTCTTTCATCACTGGCCTTCCCGTAGGTCAATTTAGTGACGCAATATTCCCCTACTCGACTGCAGAAGAATATAACTCTGCTCTTTATCGATACACTTTGCAGGGAGTCGTAGATCGGGAGTCCCTCAACGGCATCACATTTGACAGCACACAAGCAATCACAGGAATCCAGTAACCGGGTAAAAGTAACCGTTGAATAACCCGAAACCCTGGCCCACGGGCACCACGATGGAATCGCCTTCGCCATCACAGGGAGACGGAACGGAAGGATTCCCCTCATAAAAACATGGCAACTTTTTCTCTCGGGACCAGTGGTGTAACTCCTGGGGCTCCCGGTGTATATATTAACGAGCAGCCTGGTAAGGTTGCTTTTGGAGGTATCGCAGATTTCAGCACAGTATATATGCTGGTTGAAACTGAGGAAGACGTACCCGTAACTCGCTTCCCCTTCAACACTCCGATTGCGATTTCCTCGCTGAATGACTATAAGGAACTGATTCGCGTCGGAACTTCAACAGTCCCGGAAAGCCGCATCCCTCTCCTGAGCTACAACTGCGTCAATGAATTTTTCCAGAACGCAGTAACCGGTGATCTGCGCGTTGTTCGCGTTGGAACCCCCGACCAAATCGTTGAGGTCGAATTCTTTCCTTCTGCCACCAAGATCAACAGCACTTCTCTGCCCTCTTCTTTGCAAGCTGGCAACAAAGTATTCGTGCAGATGATCCTCAACGGTCAAAAACTGGTTGCTGGCGACGGCTCCACCGGCTACACCGCTGACGGCGAGTGGCTGGGTGTCCCCGTAACAATCCCCGTGTCCTACGTTGCCGGCGACGAAGCCAACAACCGTAAGATCTCGGCTGCGATTGCCGCCGCTGTTTCCGAGGCCATCGAGTCCAATCCCGCCATTCGCAGCTCCGTATATGTTCGTCGCACCGGCATGGTGAACGACCTGGATCCTTCCAGCAACTCGGAGAACAGCTACGTTACCCTGTCCTCCACAACCTTCAACGGCAACGTTTCGGTAATCACTGAGGTTCTGCCCGTCGGTAGCAACTTCGTGTTCATGCAGAATGCCTATGATGTTGGTAACATTGTCGGCGGTAGCGTATCTTTGGAGCGTGTCCCTCAGGACTACACCCAGACCATTTCCACTGCTTTTGACGGTGTTCAAGATCAAGGTTATCTGATCACCCCGACCGCTTACGCTCAGTTTGATGCCGCTGGTCGTGCTCTCGTTGGCGCTGCTGCGGCTGCTCATTGCGAGAATAACAACTTCAAGTGGATGGCTCTGGCCGACCCCGGTCCTTTCCTGGTTACCGACATCAATGAGTATCAGGACTACACTCCTCACCAGCCTGCTGCAGACCTGGTAACCGGACTCAAGTATCTGGTGGATAACGCCATTTACGAGTGGGTTGGTACCGACGTTAGCTACAATAAGCTCGCCTACCAGACCATCGTGTTTGGTGAGTCTGCTCAGACCGCAGTTAACCAGTCCGCCAACATTGTGGCCGGGTCATCCTCATCCACAACTAAAGTTGGTTTGCTTGACAACGCTCAGTACACCATCAACGCTGTTCCGACTGCTATCGACGGTGTATTCCAGCTCGATACCGATCAGTATTGGCCTGTAACCCTCCCTGTACAGCAAGTTACTCTGACTGGTGCTGGCACTGGAAATGACTTCACAACCGTCAATATTCAGGGCAGCCCTGTTGTTAGCAACGTCAATCTCAACGGAACCGAAGTGTTCGTTGTTGCACCCCCGTACAACACCGCGACCGACTCCGAATATTCGCTGAACTACGTGTTTCTGGCGCTTACAGCTCAGGACGCTTCTGCGATCTATAACTTCATCGTTCTGCAAGGTGGTACCGCAGCTTGGCTCGCCACAGCTCCTGCTGCTCCCCCGAACGGTGCTGTGTTCATGGGTGCTCCTGGCCCTGTTGCTTCCGGTGACACCGCTCTGCTGACCTACGCCGATCCTTACTGGGATCTGCCTGTAACTATCAACGGGCAAACTTCCGACCTGATTGAGAACATCTCCGGAGCTCCCGCTGGCGTCAATACCCTCCACCTTCCCGGAACTCTTCAAGATGCCACCCAGACCTACGCCCTGAATTGGGTTTCTCGGACCATCTTTGATCCCTCCGCAGGTCTGATTTCGGCTTATTCCGGGACAGTTGGCGTCACTGTAAATCCGGCCCAGTTTGCAGTTCCTAACCACGGTCTGATCAGCGGTCAGAAGATTTACTTCACCCAGCCGATCACTGTTACCAACGCTGGTGCAACCTCCAACTTCGTAAGCGCCACCACCAAAATGGTGAGCAATGCCTACTATGTTCGGGTTGTAGATGCTAACACTTTTGTGCTTGCTTCTACTCAAGCCAACTACACTAGCGGCGTTTATATGGTGGTGCCCTCTGGCACATTTAGCTCCACTCCCTCGATCTTCTATTCGCAAGTTCTGGGTCGTGGCCTCACCACCATCTCTCCGATCGAACTCATTACTCTTCCGATGATTCGCGGACGCAAGTATGAGTTTGACTCCAACAGCATCTTCAACCAAGCCGCTGACGCCTCTCTTGCTCCGGCTGTTGTTGCCGGCACACCCGGTGCATCGATCTTCCTGAATAACAGCGCTGTGATTCTGGGCGAAGACCAGATCACCCCGTATGGCGAAGACCTGTCTTCCCCTTCCCTCTGCGGTTGGCTGCCTAGCCTCAATCTGGTGGGTCCGACTACTTCCCCTGTGGCTGGCATTTTCAATGCCTACGCCACTCCGACTGTAGATCAGTTCTTCCAGCCTGAAGCTTACTTCGTGCCTGCGATTGACCCGATTGCAGTTGGAACTTACACGACTAACGTTTCCGGTACAATCGGACCTGCAACCACTCTCTCGGTGACTGTGGCTGGTGTTGTCACTCTTCCCGACGCTTCCTATCCCGGAATCTCCATTCCCGGTGGTTCTGGAACCGGACTGGTTGCCACTGTGACTATCAGCGCAGGTGGAACCGTGATGACCGCAACAGTAACCAGCGGTGGTCAAGGTTATACAACTGCTGCACCCAACCTGGGTCTTGCTCTGCCTTCCGGGTTCGGTACCTCTACTGTGGATGTTACTGGCGTGAATCTGGTCGGCGGATCCGTGACTGCTGTTGCGGGCAACTCTTACGACGTTCAGCTTGGCCTGTTAAGCGGCGAATCCGCTGCTCAACTTCAAGCTACCCGGTCGCTCCTGGTTGGAACCTACTTTACTGTTGCTGGACCTAATGGTTTTGCTCCTGACGGAACAACTCCCGTGGTTGCCGGTGATCGTCTGGCACTCACCTATGATGGATCCACCTATACCTGGGTGGCTGTTCCTGCCGCTACCGCTGGCGGTGATCTGACCTCTGTGGGTCAAGTGTGCTATAACTCTCAAGTTGAGCTGATATTCACCCCTGAGCAAGGAGTTCCCTCCAATCTGTGGCGCTTTGATGCCATCACCTCCACTGAAATCATCGACGACGCTCTGCGTGGCGTTGGCTTCGGTGGCGTCCCCCAAGCTGTGTTTATCGAAGCCGGTGTTGACAACGTCAATCGCCTGCTCGACGACTCTCAGCGTTACGGTAACCCCTTCGGATTCATTGCCTATTACGGTCCGTACATCGAGAACGGTGCTGGACAGTTTATTCCTCCGTCGCCCTATGTGACTGGTGTTGCTGTTCGTCGCTACCGTGCTGAAGGTTACCAGTTCCCGCCTGCTGGCGTCAAGTACCAGCTGCGCGACGCTGTGGCCGTTCAGATTCCGGTTAGCTCGGCTCAACAGAACCTGCTCAACCCCAAGGGTTGCAACGTGGTTCGCACTCTCCCCGGATACCCCGATCAGGCGGTATTCATCTGGGGTGGTCGCACTCGTCTGCTCAATCCCGACGACGCTCAGCAGAAACTGTACCAGTTCGTCAATACTCGCGTTATTCTTAACGTGGTATATGGCTCTCTGCGTACTGCGTTCGACAGCCAGATCTTCAATGTGATCGACGGCTTCAACGTGATCTTCAACCAGATCGTACTGATTGGTAACAGCATTCTGAACCAGCTGTACGTTCGCGGTGCTCTGTTCGGTGCTCGTCCGTCCGATGCCTTCCAGGTTATCTGCGATCCTCGCATCAACCTGCCCGAAGACCTCGAGAACGGTATTGTCAATGCCAAGGTGTTCGTAACTCCGGTTCCGACACTCGAGCGCATTCAGATCGACCTCATTCGTGTGGCTATCGGTCAAATGCAGAACGAACTCGACATCCAAGGTCTGGGTCAGTGATTTTACTAGGGAGTCAAATGTACCGGGATTTAAATCTACAAATTCCCGACTCCCTTCTCTCTACCCTCGAAGAAAAGGCAAAAAAGCAGGGTGTTTCCTTGGAAGCACTCTGCCTCTCACTTCTCTCGGGAGAAAACGACGAAGGGGGTCTGATCGACCCAAGTTATTACGAGTCTTTAAGTTTAGAGACTTTGCGTAAGGAAATTCGCAGAGTCATCGAAGGAGAACTACCCAAAGAGGAAGTTCGTAAGCGAGTAAATGCACTAGAGTTTCAAATCTCACGGAGATACATTCGATGAACGAGGTAACTATAATGTCACCGTCGGTAAGAGGATTAACATACCCTCTTACCGTCACTAATGGAAACCTTGCAACAAGCACTGACTACGACCTGGTTACTCAGCAAATTCGAAGCGTGTTGGAAACAAGATATTATGAGAGAGTAATGAGGGCGAGTTATGGTATTGGGGATTACGTGTTAGAAGTTCTCGATCCGGGCCAAATTAACTCGGCAATCCAATACAGTATTTTGCAAAACGTTGAAGGTCTAAGCGAATTGAGTGTGCAAGGGGACTGGATATCAGAAGGGGAAGACGGAGTGTATAAAGTTGTGATTAACTACGCAGTCAATGGGGCCACACAGGCACCTTTGAATTACACTTTGGCCAACTAAATCGCTGCGCGATTTACGAAGACTGGTAACGGGGTAAAATAAGTTATAAACGCTGTTGCCGTGTGATTACCTACGCTGCGATAAATTTAACCAACAAGAAGTTCCAGGTTGGGAGTACAACCGACTTTGAGCGGAGGTGCAGGGAGCACCATAACTCCGACATGAATCCAGAGTTTCATCGTGCTCTTTGTAAAGATCCGGAGAACTTTTACTGGATTGCAGGGGAGGACGATGGTCTAAACGACCGTAGCGAGGAACAGTATTATCTGGACTTTTACTACGGGACTGCCTGGTGCTATAACTCCAACCCGAATGCTACCGAACCTCCTTCTCAAGAAGGTACCTGCTGGTGGAATAACGGCGTAGAGCAAGTAAAAGTATTCGAATGCCCTGGAGAAGGGTGGGTGCGAGGGCGCCTCGGTAAGTGGTGGAACAACGGCATCGAAAATCGATTCGGTGCATACCCTCCTTTTGAGGGTTGGGTCCTTGGGCGAGTACAAGTAGAAAAAACAGCGGAACGTCAAAGTTCATCAGGAACTGGTAACGTCTGGTGGAATGACGGTAAAAAAGCAACACGATCGAAAACTTGCCCCGGTGAGGGTTGGGTCAGAGGCAGACTTCCCATGACTTGGTTATTCGGAGCAAAGTAAATGGCGTCCAGATTCAAAACTGCCCCAGTCCCTAGTGGGGAGGTAGCAAGATATACTTCTGACCCGTACAACCTTTCAAGTTTGTACATGTTCGGAAGTTCCTCACCCTTTACGGGTGCAGGAAATACAATTGTCCGACCCAATGATGATTTGCTTATCGCCAAGGGAGGTAACCGCGCCCTCATAGTCTATCAAAGATTGCTTTACGACGAATCAGTCCAGGCGTCGTTTCGAAAACTTCTTCAAGAAGTAACTTCAAGGCCGTGGTACGTTCAACAATACTCGGATAAGCCTGGAGACCTTGCAGTTCGCGACTTTGTCGCCGAGGTCTTGGAAGAGATGCCACTTGACGACATCTACATCGGCATGGCAGAAGCAATGATCACTGGTTTCTCCGTAGGAGAGATCATGTGGAAGAAAACAAAAAGAGGTGTAATCCCGTTCGATGTACGAATGCGGGACCAACGCCGTTTTGTTTTCCAAGAAGAGCAGGACGCAGTAAATGGATTTACAATGCGCTGCCTAACTTTTAACCGTATGTTTGAAGGTGTAGAGCTCCCTCAACGTAAATTCATTGTTTCCCGATATTATGTTTCGCACAATGGCGACCCGTATGGCTCTGCGTTGGGTCGAATCCTTTACCCACTTGTCAAGTTTCGTCGTCGCGCCATCGAGTCATACGTACTCTACGGTGACCGTTACGCTACGCCAACAGCTGTCGCAAAGGCTCCGCTCTCCGCAAGCACGCGAGAGTTGGACACACTTTACGGGCACCTTTCCAACCTCTCCCAAGAAACAGCAATGATTCTGCCCGAAGGGTACGAACTTGAGTTTGTTGTGCCGTCCGGATCCCCTGAAGTTTTCAAGAACCTCATCGAATACATTGACAAGGAAATTTCCCTCGTTATTTGCGGTGAGGATGAGGCGGGTCAAGCCGAGGCGGGCTCCCGAGCATCGTCGCAAGTTGCCAATACGATCCGCGTAGTGCGTGCCAGCGAAATCTCTGAGATGCTGTCGCAAACCCTCACGCAAACCCTTGTTCGCTGGATTGTTGATCTCAACTTCGGGACAGACGTTGCCGCTCCAGTTCTCACTCGTGAGTTCCGCATTGAGGAGTCTCCGCTCACAATGCCTGATGTTTCCCTCTTAATTCAGTCGGGTTACACCCCGCGCAAGGAGTGGATCGAACGCCACTTCCGTGTGGAACTTGAAGAAAAGAGCAAGAAAGAGGAAGAAACAGAATCCACAACCTTCGATCCACAGCAAGATCAAGACTTGTTTGGATCTATCTTCGGTGGTGAGGCTCAGCCAACGCAGGGACAACAACAAGCCGCCACCACTGACTTGGAGGCAGCTGCAGGAGAGATGGCGTCTCCTCCAGGTGCAACTCCGGAGGAGTCCCAAGCAGATGCAATTAACAGTCCTTCCGCAGAAGAACTTACCAATGAGCTTGTGGGTGACACCGGAGAGACTACTCCACAAGAAATGGAACTCGATCAAGAACTTGCTGATCTCTGGGACAACGAACCCGAGGAAAGTATCGGTGAAGGTGACGAGGAAGAGACCCCGAAGAAACCTTTCGGCAATCAGGGCATTACAGAAGATGAAGCAGTAGAGATGGATCGTAAATAGGGTAAAACTGAACAATGGGTCACTAAATAACAAGGTGTTTACAAAACGCATCCACGTATTCAAGGCGGGAGATCAAACGTCTGCCCAAGGTGTTCAGAGAAACTTCTCTGACAAGGACCTTCAGCAGGTAGTTGATAACTACGACCCGTCGATACATGAGGCACCCCTCGTAATCGGTCACGCTGGTGACAATGACAGCCTTCCCGCATATGGTTGGATCAAAGGATTCGCCAAACAGGGGGGCAATTTATATGCCGACGTGGCTTTTACGGACACGGCCAAAGATCTGGTGAAAGATGGGCACTACCGTAAGGTATCTATCTCATTCTATTCCCCAGACTCTGCCATTAACCCTCACAAGGGTAAATGGAGTGCCCGACACCTGGCCTTGCTGGGGGCCTCTCCCCCGGCGGTAAAAGGTTTGGAACCCTTCTCCTTTTCGGAGGCGGAAGGAGTCTACGATTTTGCCGTAGCTCTGTCCCCATCGGATATCTTTGATGAGGAACTTGGACCGACACTCATTGTCGAGAAAAGCCCCCTTGAAATGCTCCGAGAGAAACTTGAAGCTGTTCGAGAGGACGTTTCGGGTGCGGTAAAAGAACTACAAGGCAATCAACAATCACAACCTACCGAGGAGTTGATGGATGCCTCCGCTTCGTCTGTGACGGAGCAGCCCGAACTTGGGCAGATGGCAAACCCAGACGCACCTCAATTTAAAGAAACCAGCAAACACGTGGGTCGCGAAGGAACTGAAATCGCTCAGCAGACGGCTGACCTCGAAACTCAATTTCCGGAAGAGGAATTTATGGACCAAGGAAAAATCAGCCGGAAGCACGCTAAAGGTGCCCACGGCCAAGTCATGCAAGTTGTAGAGAATGTCTACGACGAAGCTCACAAAGAATCGACCGCCGAGCGCAAAGAAGCTGCTGATCGCGGTTTCGAGGCCAAGCGCCAAAAGAAAGAAGGTCACAAGGGTGAAGCCCATGAGACCAAAGAACTTATGAAAATGAAGGACAAAAAACTGTCAGAAGATCACAAAGAACTCCCTCCGGCCCTCAAAGCCCGCTCCGAGCAAGTGAAAAAGCAAGGACACTTTGCTGAGGACCACGCTGAGATGGATTACGAAGAGGATCCCACTGGCCGTTACGAAACCGCTCGCTCCTCCGAGAATGGTTACGTGGATCGAATGCGAACTGGAAAAGCCGGCGCAGGCGCGGAAACAGGTCGCTTCAAGACCGCTAAGAGCAGCGAACAAGATACCGATCGCATGCACACTGCTGAAAGCGGTGAGCAAGATGAAGATCGCATGCACACTGCTAAGGATCCCGAGATGGCTTCTGATGGTGCTGAGCGTTGGGCTGGACAGGCTGACAACTACGAACGTGTTAACAACATGGACCAGTACGACGTAGATGCTAAGAGCTACGGCGTAAACGCTCCCAAAGTTTCTGACGGCACTGACCCCTACGGTCGTGATGAGACCGAGACCAAGATGCCGACCGAGTCGGAAGAAATGCCGGATGACGAAGTGTTTGCTGTCGGCATGACCAACGTTATGTCCGATAAGAACATGCGTGTTCTGCGTCAAAAGAGCTCCGATGCCCGCGCTAAGTCCGTTGGCACTCACAATCTGCTCTATGCTGAGCCCCAAGCCGACGAAATGACTGGTGAAGACGGTGTAACTACCGCTCGCAAGTCCATGAAAGGCGACAAAATGGTTGAGCACGCTGAATACGAGACCGGTAACATCTCTGGTGAAGCCAGCCTGGAAACTCTCCGTGAAGAAATCGGCGACGGTAAAAAAGCTAAAGCCAAGCAACTTCAGCCCGGTGCAATGGATAACACCGATGAGCCTGGACAAATCGTTGGCCCTGACGGCGCTTACGCTGAGTCTTACAAGGGTGAGCCCAAGGCCAAGTCTAAGCAGCTGACTCCCGGTGCCCAGGACAGCATCGACGATCCCAATCAGATCACCGGCCCCAGCGGTGTTTATGGCGAAGCCTCTCTCGAGAGCCTGCGCGAAAACATCGGTGACGGCAAGAAGTCCAAGGCCAAGCAACTGACTCCTGGTGCCCAGGACTCCCTGACCGACCCTGCCGAGATTTCGAAAAAATCTGGTGGCGTCTACGCTGAAGAGCACGGTGAGAAGAAAGATCCCTACACCAAGACTGGTTTTGGCTCTACTTACGAGGAAGGTGAAGGCGACGACGGTGTAGATGAAGGCGAAGAGTCTTATGGTGAATACTCCACCGATCATTGCGGTATGGAGTATGGTAACATGGGATCCATGGGCCAAGCCCGTGCCGTTGGCTTCCCTCAGCAAATGTACGAAGAGCTGATGTCTCTGAAGAACAAGTATGCTGAGCTCGAGCGCAAGCATCGTGAGGAGAAGATGAACTTCCGTCGCATGCAGATGTCCGAGGCCATTGGACACCTCTATACTGAAGGTCGTCTGACCGACGGCATCATGCCTGAGCAGGAACTGGTTTCCTACGTTGAGGGTCTGGAGTTTGGAACCCTGGAATTCTCCGAGGGCGAAACTGCCGCTACCAAGCTTCTGTCTCTTCTGAGCAAGCTGCCTCCGATGGTTTCCTTCGGTGAAGTTGCCGGTGGAACCTTCCAGTACGCAGAAGAGGATCTGGACCCTCACGCCAAGGCTCTCCGTATGGTTGAAGAATCCGAAGGTGCCATTGATTACGTCGAGGCCCTTAAGAAGACAATGTTTAGCTGAGGTTAGTATGGATCTCCTCTCGATGGTCGGAATGGCTGCCAAGCGGAGATCCGACTATTTCTCACAGGCCAAAACTCTGGCGAAAAAATACAAATCGCAGCCCAATCTGGAAGAACGGATGAAGGCAGAGTCCCTTGGCCTCGTGAAGGGGCTCCGGGATAAGCTGATGAAGTGGAACGAGTACGAGCGAACAATGCTTGACAAAACGCTTGTTTCCGCCCTCGCAGCTTGCATCCTGGGCCTCAAAGACAAAGCAACCGATCAGAAGTTGGAAAAGTGTTGGCCCATTATCGTGGGCGACATGCTCCCACCTCTTACAAAGTTCTTGGCAGAGACCAAGGAATACATTGACTCTGGTGTGTTACGCTTAGGCGATCAAACCGTTGACTTTGCAGATTATGATCTGCTCGGTGCGGTCCCCGGAGCAATTGATCTCGATGCTGACGTGATCGAGGGTGTAAATCCCGAAGAGGCTGGAACTCTTGAAGCAAAGCAGCAACGAGCACAAGGTCGAACTTGGCCTTCCCTAGCAGGGAGAGTATCTCGCTATCTTGCGACTCCTACTTTTTCTTTTTTCACGCTCGGTGAGTATATGGTAGCCCAGGACCTGGGCTTCAGAGAAATGCGGAGGGTGGCAAAAGAGGATAAGAAGACCTGTATTGACTGCCGGACTTATGGTCAACAAGGTTGGGTCTCAATTGGGGAGATGCCCATGCCTGGCAAAGGTTGTCGTTGTTACGACCGATGTCGGTGTTACATTGAATACCGTTAGGGTAAAACAGATTATTGCAACTAGGTGACAAAACAAGTCCTAGAGCAAACAAAATACAAACTTTGAAGTCCCTTATACAAGGAAAAGATTATGGCTACTAATGCCGCTCCGATTTACGGAAAGCAGTACATCCGTTACGCTGAGACCTGGGAAGCTGCCGTCGATGACCAAGCCGGTAACCCCGGTGTGGTTGAAGTCGGCGAACTTCGCGCTGTTTCTTACGCTACTTGGGCTGGCCCCAACGTGGCTGCTCCCCCAGTTTATTTCACTGGTCCTGTTACCACTATCTGCGGTATCAACCAGGCTTACATGCCTACCGCTCTGGCTCAGCCTTACACCGCTCGTCAGCTGACCGTGGCTACCTCTGGTCTGCTGCTGGTTGAAGTTGATCCCGTTTCCGCTGTGATCGGCCTGAACACTGCTCTGCAAATCAATGGCTTGGGCCAAGCCACTGCCGCTGGCACTTCGGTCCTGCTCGATGGCACCACTCCTCTGATCCGCGAGAACGTGAACATCGGCGGTCGCCGTCTGGTACTGGTATCCTTCGCCTGATTCTTAATCTGGCTATTTACATTTGGCTGGGCATCCGCAAGGTATAAGCCCCAGCCCTGTGTGCACACATTTGAAGACAAAGATTACGGAGACTCCCTCCCATGATGAACCTGCAACAAACCTACGCAGGTGTAGATCCGATTCTGACTACACTTGCCCAAGGTTTCATGCTGCCGGCGACTAACATTGCGAACTTTATCGCTCCCGTCGTCGACACCCCCACTCGTGCTGGCCGCATTCTGCGCTTCGGCAAAGAGCAGTTTGCCATCAACGACTTCCGTCGTGCGTATGGCACCAATATTCCTTACGTTCAAAGCCGCTATGACTCGGAGCCCTATGCTCTCGAGCAAGAAGTCGTGGCTTGGGAACTGCCGGAAGAAGTCATCGAGAACGCTGGCGAAGGCCCCGCTCAGGTTGACCTGCGTGCGATCGAAACTCGCAACGCCATGTCTCGTCTAATGAACGCCTATGAGTACACCGTTTCTCAGGCTGTTACCGTAACCGGTACCTACAACCCTTACGAGCCGAACACCGGCGCTGGCACTCAAGACGGTCTGGGCTTCACCAGCTGGAGCACCTTCTCCGCTGCTTACACCACCGCTGCTGGCCCCTCTGCTTGGTCCTCCCTGACCTCCAACCCGATCGAAGACGTTCTGACTCTGAAGCGCTCTGTCGCTAACCAGATTGGTATTCGTCCGAACTCGATGGTTGTTGGTACTGCTGTGTTTGACCAGCTGCTGACCAACCAGGCGATCCTTGAGCGTATCAAGTACACCACCGCTGACAGCATCGACACCGACATGCTGGCCCGTTACTTCGGTCTCGAGCGTGGTCTGCGTGTGGCTGAGGGTCGTTATCTGGCCACCGACGGTAGCCTGCAGCCTGTGTTCCCTGAGAACGGCATCCTGCTGTTCTACAGCCCGAACGGTCCTTCCGATTCCGTCATGCCTGCCGGCGGCGCTAACGCTGCTACCCCCGCCTTCGCTTACACTTATCAGCTGACTGGCACCCCTGCCGTTCGCCCTGAGTACTACATTCGTGAGCGTCGCGTTGTTCGCGCTGAAATCACTGTTGAGCGTGTTGTTAACCTCGTGGGCCTGGGTGCAACTGGCCTGATCGGATCGGGAGCTATGGTTACCGACATCCTGTCCTGATTAGGAAGGAAAATAAGGAGGTGTTACCATGGCTATTCTTCGTCCGTTAACAAAAGCTCAATACGAAGTGAGCTTTACCGCGCTCTCTAATGCAGGAGCGCCTGCCGCGACTTTCGTTTCGGTTTTCACCCAATTCAGTGGAATCAACGATTCCTCCGACAGCAGCACCTACGCTAACGGTACAGGCAACCGCCTTTACCACGTTGTGGGACCCCGTACTGCTGACAACATCACGTTGACCGCCCCGTACGACCCCACCATCTTCAAGTCCCTCGAACAGTTCTGGCTGGATTACAACTGTAATCCCATCACTGTGACTGTGACTCCGACATCTTGCGACGGTAGTTACCAGCAAGCGTTCTCCGGATTCGCAACTACAAGTGGCCAGTATATCTGCTATGAGTGCCAGTTTGTTTCGATCACTACTGCTGACGTCGATCGCGAGAGCGGCGATGTGCAGACGATTGAGATTGAATTGACAGTCAATTATTGGGAGCGTACTTGATTTTTAATCGAGTTGATTCCTACTTTAAGCACCCTCGCCTCGGCGGGGGTCTTTTTGTAGGTAGGGTAAAACCAGGTAACGTGGGATAGTTATCAGTCGTATGGCAAAAACGACATTTTCAAGTGGCGTTATCGTTACCTCTGCCTGGTTGAACGGTGCCCAGCAAATCTATTTTGATGGTCAAGACCTCGACTGGCACTATGCCCCGCTCGGTCTGAACTCGCTTGTTCGCACTGGCCCGAACGGTTTAGACTCCGCCTATGTCACACTAGGCACCAACCAACCTGAACTCGACAGCACCGGGTTGCTGATTAGCGGTGCTCCAATCAATGGCGACAAAGTCGTCTCCGGAATGTGGAACTTTGGCTACGACCCTTTAGTCGTAGGTAACCCTACCAACATCCGTGCCAACGCACCCCGCAGCTACACCACTAACGACAAGTTTAATTATGCGAATGGAGTCCCAACTCCGGACCCTGCTCAAAAGTTCGCCGCGTTGATTGCTGCGGATATCGTCACGAAAGAAGTCTTAGAAACCTGGG